TTCCTTGACTTTTGGCATTTCTTCAGAATACCCTACCAAGAGGAGAGCTACTATGCCAATAGTGCATGAAGGAGTGTTTAGAGGGATGGTTGTCTCAAAAGAGCTTGAGGAAGTTCTTTTGATAGCCCGTATGGAGAGAGGCCGCAACGCCGCTAAATACGAGATATTCCTCCGTTGCTATAGCGAAAATGGCAACTTAACCCGCAGTGCTAAAATGGCTTTCCTAAATCCCGGCACCGTGTTTGCTAAAATACAAAAAAACCCTGCTTTCAAAGTCCGCGCTAAGGAGGCTTTTCGCCAGTCTACGGATAATTTAATAGGCGAGGCCCGGCGCAGAGCATTTGAGGGGGTGGAGACTCCTGTTTTTTACAAAGGTGAGATAAAAGGAACCGTACTTAAATACTCAGACAACCTTCTAACCACCTTAATTAAGGCTTTTGACTCCAGGTTCAAAGACTCTATAGCCGTGTCTAGTGAAGTTAAGCACTCTCTGGCTGATGACGCTGTGAAAAGCGTGGTAGACTCTGTGTATGGCGCTCCAATAGACATAACTCCAGAGCAGAAGGTGATTACGCATGCCAATCCCATTTCAAAATAGACAAGAGGCGAAAGCTTTTTACCAAACTGCTTTGCGCGGTAAGGGGGGTGGAGAGCTACGCATGGAAGTGCGTAAACTTTGCCGGTATGACCTTTTCTTTTTACTTATCTTCATGCTTAAGCGTTTTGACATAGACCGAGATTGGCTATTCGACAGGTGCAAAGAGGTGCAAAACGAGCCGGATGGTTGCTTAGATTTATGGGCGAGGGAGCATTATAAGTCAACAATCATAACCTTCGGAAAGACTATTCAGGACATTCTCATTGACCCTGAAGTTACAGTCGGTATCTTCTCCCATACAAGGCCCATCGCGAAGGGGTTTCTGCGCCAGATTAAACACGAATTTGAGCAGAACGAGGAGTTGATAGGTGTTTTCCCAGATATCCTATGGGAAAATCCAAAACAAGCCCCTAAATGGTCTGAGGATGATGGGATAATTGTTAAGCGTAAGACCAACCCAAAGGAAGCCACCGTTGAAGCTTGGGGTTTGGTAGATGGCCAGCCGACTTCCAAGCATTTCAATATATTGGTATTCGACGACGTTGTGACTTTGGCGAGTGTCACCACTCCTGAAATGATTAACAAGACCACGGCAGCGTGGGAAATGGCTTTGAACCTTGGGGTAGCTGAGGAGGGTAGAGTGCGGTATATAGGCACCCGCTACCACGGAAATGATACTTACCAGACGATAATTGACAGGGAGAGCGCGAAGGTTCGCAGATATCCTGGGACTTTAAACGGTAAGGCCGACGGGGAGCCGGTTCTTTTTTCAAAGAAGGTATTGGCGAAGAAATTTACTGACATGGGTCCGTACACTTTTGCCTGTCAAATACTTCAAGACCCCAGGCAAAACCGGATAGACGGCTTCGACCCCACGTGGCTGCAATTCTGGAAACCTGATAACTTGCGGAACCTGAACATTATAATTATCGTGGACCCTGCAAACGAGAAGAAAAAAACGAACGATTATACGGCCATGTGGGTTCTTGGTCTGGGCAGCGATAAGAATTGGTATGGTATCGATATGGTTCGGGATAGGTTGAACCTGACTGAGAGAACAGACGCGCTGTTTGAGCTACATCGAAAGTACAACCCTAAAGGTGTTTTCTATGAAAAATATGGTATGCAAGCAGACATCCAGCATATCGAATACGTGCAAGCAGAAAAGAACTACCGCTTCAGGATAACAGAGTTTGGCGGGAACGTCTCAAAAATAGATAGAATAAAAACCTTGACTCCATTGTTTAAAGAGGGTAGGCTATATTTGCCTGAAACCTGTTTTAAGGTTAATTACGAAGGTCGCCGGGAGGATCTGGTGCAGATTTTTATTAAGCAGGAGTATAAGGCCTTTCCTATTTCAAGCCATGATGACATGCTTGACTGTCTTGCTCGCATTACAGACAGTCAGGTTAATATACTGGCTCCTATTGATAATCTTTCAGCATTAAAAGCGCGGGAATTGTATGAGAAATACGCCCCGCCAGCGGGGAGTTAATGTCTTCTGATAAAGACAGGTTACAAGATTTCAACGAAGCCTACGACATAGCTCAGTCTTACTGGGCTCCATATCTCGTGGAGGCTAAGAACGACCTCGCCGTCATGCTTAATGACCAATGGGACGCGAAGACTAAAAAATACCTCGCAAAACAGCGCCGGGCTGCTTTGGTTTTTAACAAAGTCCGCAGAGTTGTTAAACTTATAGGCGGGTATCAGCGAAAAAACAGACTGTCAATGAAGATAATGCCCATAGAGGGAGCGGATGAAAATACCGCCGACCAACTCTCTGGTATTATCCAATGGCAGATGTCTTTAATGAACGGCTATAACATCATGTCAGACGCTTTCAGCGCTGGCACACTGCACACAGGTATAAATCTCGTAAATCTATACATGGATTATTCCCAAGACCCTGTTAATGGCGATATAAAGATAAAACGGGTACCGTATAATAAGTTTCTCCTCGATCCGGCTTTTACTGAGAGGGATTTATCGGACTGTGGTTTTATCTGCCGCAGGGAATACCTTAGAAAAGACGCCATGCTTTCCATACTTCCTTCTGACAAGCGCAAGGAAGCGGCCAAGATAAGCGCCGGCGGAATCACGGACATGAAATACACGAGCCAGCCGTCTTTAGCCGCTACCGCGCAGAAGGATTTGTACCGTTACGACGAGTTCTGGCGGCGCAAATACGACGAAGTAGAAATACTGGTTGATACCCAAAGCGGCAAGATGACTGAGTGGACAGGCGACGATGAGCGTCTTCTTTATATTATGCAGTCTGCACCGGGGCGTTTTCAGGTGCTTAAGACCATGAAAAAAAGTGTTGAACAGATTGTGGTTGTGGAAGATATTGTTATCCACCATGGGGAAGAGCCCGCCGGATTAGACGACTACCCATTCGTACCTGTTATGGGTTTCTACGAGCCTGAATTTGATAATGCGGAACTTAAACTCCAGGGCATTATCCGGTGTATGCGCGACCCACAGACAGAAATAAACAAACGCCGCTCCAAGATGCTGGATATCATAGATTCTCAGATATCTTCTGGCTGGAAGGCTAAAGAAAACTCAGTCGTCAACCCTGAATCCCTGTACCAATCGGGGCAAGGGACGGTTGTTTGGATGAATGGGGAGTTGGGGGACGCCGAAAGGCTTCAAGCGCCCGATGTACCCCCTGGCATGATGCAGCTATCCGAGCTTTTTGATCGTGATATCATGGAAATTCCTGGGGCTAATTCGGAATTACTCGGTATGCCTGAAGCGGGGGATAACATAGAGGTCGCGGGGGTTTTAGCAAAGATCAGGCAGGGGCAGGGGCTTACGATCCTACAAGACATGTTCGATAATTACCGGCTCAGTAAAACTCTGTTGGGCAGGAAGCTGCTCATAGCGATTCAAAAGAATTACCAGCCTACCAAGGTAATGCGGATACTTAGCGAGCGGCCTACGCAGGAATTTTACAATCAGGATTTTGGTAAGTATGACTGCGCCCCAGTTGAAGGGGTGCTGTCCGAAACTCAGAAGCAGATGTCAGCAGCGCAGCTTATGGCGATGAAAAAAGAAGGGGCTCCAATCCCGTGGGAGCTTATCATTGACGCTACCCCCATGGAAAACAAAAAGAAGCTCCGTGAAGCCCTGCAAAAAGCCGAGCAGCAGGCCCAAAAACAGGCTCAAAAGCAGGAGCAAATGGCAGATATACAGTTCGCCATGGCCAAGGCCAAGGTTCAGGAAATAAACGCCGAACAACAGAGGGAGTCCACCAACGCCAGGGAAAATGTTGCGGACGCTGAATACAAAAGAGCCAAGACTGCTGCCGAGGTTGGTAAGATGGGCACGGATAGATTTTTAGAAGTTATGCGTTTCATTCGGGAAATAAGCCAACCAGCGGCGCAGCCGCCGCAGCAAGGAGGCCCCCCACAATGAGCCACATTATAATTAGAAACGGTGCTAACTGTTCCGCTGACACTTTTCTCTGCATGGGTGAAGCTCGGCAGAAAATGGGGCGGGAGGTCATAGATAATCTTTGCAAGGTTATAGATTATAACCAGCGGAAAAAGCAGTATTTCTTACTGGCGTCGAGTCGCATAGACCCGATGGAGCCCAAGATAATCAGGACCAAAATAGTGCTGTCGAGTGTTCGACCGCCTGAAATGTTCGGGACAATGTGCTGGCATATAAACAATAAGAAGGGGAGAGTGAAACTTTTGTGGATGCTCCCCCTTGATAGACCGAAGATCATTGTGCCGGAAGGCGCGTTCGTTCCAGAGATAGCGAGGCAGGCAAGAGGCTTAGGCCTGTCTATACTTAATTAACCCCAACCGCAGCGTACCGTTGACTACGGGTCGGGTGTGACAGCCCAGGCAAAGTTGCAAAAGGAGTTTAGGGATGGGTAACGAATTTGTTGAACCAACACAAGAGGGCGACGTGACACCCGCCGTTATTGATCCGGTTGACACCGGAGCAGGACAGACCGCTGACGAAGAGACTGCTACCGTGCCTTTGGCGGAGTTACAGGCTTTAGTCGAGTCAGATAAAACAGGTAAGGAGAAGATAGCTGAAATGTCACGGGACTTGCGAACGGCCAGAGATCAGGCCACTTTCGCCTCAAGGCAAATGCAGCTTCGCGACAATGCGTCCTCTCCGAATACTGAACCTGACGCGGACATTGGCGATGATGCTATCGTCTACGGCAAGGATTTCAAAACAGCAGTGAAGAAAGCGGTTGAACAAGGATTGGCTCCTGTTATGCAGCACGTTGGGCAACTGTCCAATGCCGTTGCAAACCCAGGAGCTCTCGAAGAACTTAAAACGCATCTTCCGAAAATACTGGAAGACAACCCGGACCTGGCGTCCGTTATACAGAGTTCACCTAACCCCCAGGCTACAGCTTTGGCTTTTGTGCATTTGGCAAAAAAGAGCGCGGGAAAGGGGCCGAAAACTGACCCTGAGAAAACCGTTGTTTCTACAATAGAGCGCATATTGACCAATGCTAAAAAACCTGGGAGTCCCTCAGCGGCAACTGGTGGAAGCGTTGGTATTGAGGACGCTTCTCGCATATCCAAGATGTCAGCGGGGGATTTTAAACAATACGTGGATGATGTGAAAGCGGGACGCAGGGCAGCCGGATCATAGGAGATGAATTATGGCTGACGCATTAACCACCACAACCCAAGTCGATCCCGCAGTCGCTATTATGTATGATAGGGTACTGTTGGACGCCGCCAAACCCGCTCTCGTGCATGAGAAGTTCGCGCAGAGTAGACCTTTGGCTAAAAAGAGCGGAAACACAATCAAGTTCCGCAGATATGCAAATCTTACCGTTGCGAAAACGCCATTGACCGAGGGCGTAACTCCCAATGGTCAGCTTCTTTCCAAGACCGATCTGACCGCAAAAATCTCCTGGTATGGGGATTTCGTTCACATTACGGACGTGGTTGACCAGACCGTTGAAGATGAAGACTGGGTAGTCGCCGCTGAGAAACTCGGTTTCCAGGCTGGTGAAACCCGCGACGAACTTATCCGTGATATTCTCGCGGCTTGTGCGAGTTCCACAAATGCCAGTAATGGCAGTAATGCCAACACCCCAACGGAGTTGACCAAGTCTGACATCGACTCCGTGGTCAAAACTCTGCTCGGATACAATGCCAAACGCATGGCACCCCAGATTAACGCCAGTGCTAAAATAGGC